CGGCGGTGCGGACACTCGCGGCGCGCTGGCCGCAGGCCACCGCGAAGTACGTCGAGGACAAAGCGAACGGCATCGCCGTCATCAACATGCTCCGCAAGTCCGTGGCCGGCTTGATCCCCGTCGAGCCCGAAGGGTCGAAGGTCGCGCGCGCCGCCGCGGTGTCCCCGTTGATCGAGGCCGGGAACGTCCACGTCCCCGATGTCGACCTCGCCCCGTGGGTCGGCGAGTTGATCGAGGAAGCGGTCGGGTTCCCGCGCGCGAAGCACGACGACCGGGTCGACGCCATGTCGCAGGCACTGAACCGGCTGCTCATCAACCCGTTGATCTTCGACGACGAGGTCTTCGAGGACGACGAGTCGGAGCAGTCCATTTCGCTCTACTAGGGAGGGGGCGAGCGTGCGCCTTCCCGCCCCGGTCCGCAACGTCGTCGAGTCGGTCCGGTCGCGCCTGACCGCGCCGCTGCGAGAAGAGCTCGCCGTCGAGCGCTCGAACACCGCGCTGCTCACCGAGTCCGTGGCCGACCTCGAACGGCAGCTCCTCGACCCCGGATGGGTGTCCTTCGTCGCCTACGCGCAGCAGGAGTTCTCCGCCGAAGGGCTCGTGCAGCTGCGGTCGATCTGCCGCCTGTTCACGCTCAAGAACCCGCTGCTCAAACGCGGCGCTGCCTTGAGGAGCGCGTACGTGTGGGGCTCGGGTGTGGAGATCACCGCCCGCGCCAACGGGAAGCAGTCCGGCGAGCAGGACGTGCAAAAGGTCGTCGCCGCGTTCCTCAACGACGCCGGGACACTCCGGTCCCTGACCGGCGCTGAGGCCCGCGACCAGAACGAGCACGCGCTCTTCTCCGACGGCGAGACGTTCCACGCCCTGTTCACGAACCCGCGCACCGGCCGCGTCCAGGTCCGGTCACTCCCGTGCGACGAGATCGTCGAGGTCATCTGCAACCCCGAGGACAACGGTGAGCCGTGGTTCTACCGGCGCCGGTGGGTCCAGATGGCCTACCAGGGCGACGGATCACAACGCAACGACGTCCGCGAAGAGCTGTACCCCTCGATCGACTACCGGCCGCCGGGGCGGTTCCGCACGTACGCGAACCTCCCCGTCCGGTGGGACGCCCCCGTGATCCAGACGGCCGCGAACCGGCCCCTGCACTGGCACCGCGGCATCCCCGACGCGTACGCGGCGATCGACTGGGCCCGCGCCTACAAGACGTTCCTCGAGGACTGGTCCACGCTCATGAAGAGCCTGGCGAAGTTCGCGTGGCGGCTCACCTCCAAAGGCTCCGCCAGGGCGCAAGCACGGCAGGCGCTCGCGGCCGCCGCACCCCGCGACCCGGTCACCGGCCGCGCCTTCGACGCCGGCGGCACCGCCGTCACCCCCGTCGACCAGATGCTCGAAGCGATCCCCAAGTCGGGTGCGACGATCGACGCCGACTCGGGCCGCCCGCTCGCAGCCATGGTCGCCGCCGCCGTCGGCGTCCCCGTCACGATGCTCCTGGGCGACCCCGGCACCACCGGCAACCGCGCGACCGCCGAAACCCTCGACACGCCGACCGAGAACGAGATGCGGCAGCGCCGTGAATTGTGGACCGCGACGCTGCGCCGGATCATCACGTACGTCATCACCGAAGCCGTCCGTGCCCCCTCCGGGCCCCTGAAGGGCACGATCACCCGCGACCCGTACTCCGATCAGGACGTCGTCACCCTCGACGGCGACACCTCCACGCAGGTCGACATCGACTGGCCCGACCTGACCGACACCGACATCGGCGTGATCGTCAAGGCCATCGTCGACGCTCACGGCACCGGCACCGTCCCGCCCGAGCAGACCCTGCGCCTGGTGCTGACCGCGCTCGGCGTCCGCAACGTCGACGACCTCGTCGAGGACATGCTCGACGACGTCACCGGCGAGTTCCTGTGGCCCAAGGGTCCCCCGCTGGGCGCGGGCGGCGACGCGGCAGGCCTGCTGCGCCGCGGCGAGGACCCGACCGGCGCCGGCCCCGGCCCCATGGAAGACGACGATCCTCCTAACGGCCCTCCCGGCGAGGACGACACCGAGGAGGAACCGCCTCCCGGTGAAGAGGACGGGGACGAGGAGCCGTAGGTGGCCGTCACCCGCTCCACCCTCGCGCTCACCCGCCGCCTCCGAGCCGACATCGGCACGGAAGCCGACGGCGCCGACCGGCACCTCACCACCCAGTGGGTGACTGCCTGGGACAAGCTCGCCCCCACCTGGGAACGCGCCATCACCGAACTCGCTGCGATCGCGGTACGGGCCGGGCGCTGGCCGACCGTCCACCAGATCGCCCGCAACGACACCGCGATGAACGCGCTCAAAGCCTCCGCCAAGTCGTTGACGGTCCTGGCCGCTGACACCGACGCCACCGCCGGCGCCGGCGCCGAGCGGGTCGTGGAGATCGACGCCGAGCTCGAACCCAGGATCATCGGGTCTCAAGCACCCGAGACGAAGACCGAAGCGCTCACCGCGCATGTGGCCCGTCGCCTCGCCGAAGCCGAAGAACCCCAAGACGTCACGGACGGCGGCATGGTCCCGCCTCCCGATGGAGCGCCGCTCCTGGATGCAGTGATCATCGCCGGGCTCGTCGCTGGACGGTTCGCGCCCTCCGCGCTCGCCGCGATCATCGCCCGCGCGCAGCAGCAGATCCATGCCGACACGATCCCGCTCTCCGACGAAGCCGTCGCCGCCATGAGGGCGGCGCTCATCGAAGGTGTCATTGTCGGCGACAACCCGATCCCGGTCGCCCGCGACATGGTGAACCGAGTCGAAGGCGCGTTCAACGGCGGCCTCACCAGAGCACTCACGATCTCGCGCACGGAGATGCTCGACGCCTACCGGGCCGCCTCCGCCTACATCCACCGCGCCAACTCAGACCTCGTCACCGCCTGGCAGTGGTACGCGCGCCTGGACTCCCGCACCTGCTTCCCCGCCGGGACGCTCGTCAAGACCAACCGCGGCGAGATCCCCATCGAGACCGTCAACATCGGCGACTCCGTCCTCACCCACAAGGGCCGCTGGCGTCGCGTCTACGAGACCACTAGCCGCGCCTACGACGGCCGACTGATCCGAGTCGAAGCCGGGGCCCTACGGGTTACTGCTACCGCCAACCACCCGTTCCTCATCGAGCGCGATGGCCAACTGGCCTGGATCGCCGCTGGGGACATCCGCGTTGGCGACAGCGTCTTGACAGACCGGGAGCTGCGCGGCAACCAGACCGGCCATGTCCTCGGTGAAGCCGCCGTAGAAGGGTGTGGCCACAAGCCGCACCACAGTGAAGCCGCGCTCGATCAGGAAAGCGTCCTTGCGGGCGTCCCGGTCAGCAACCCGGTTGTGCCAGTAGGGCTCGTCGACTTCGAGAGCGATGTACCCGGGAAGAACGAAGTCCACCGGTCCCATCCAACCCTCAACGGCGGCCTCCTGGACGTAGGGCAGTCCCAGCTGTTCAAGCGCGAGACGGACGTTCCTCTCGGGCACGGTCTCGCCGGTGTGGCGGCGGTAGCAGCGCACCGAGCAGAACCGCTGATGGCTCATCGAGGGCACGATGCGGAACTGCGACCCGCAGGTCAGGCAGTCGTTGAGGACGGGCGGCCTTCGGCACAGCTCGCTGCAATGGCGGCGGTTCCCGGCCTTGCTGAGGACGAACTGCTTCCCGCAGCGAGCACAGTCGCTGTACTGGATCTCGGCCCGCTTGCAGTCGATGGAGCAGACGAGGTACCGGGCGGCGTTCGACCGAGCGACGGAGAACGTCTTCCCGCAGCGGGTGCAGACCTTCTTGACGGATTGTGCGGCTGTGCGGCAGGTGGGCCCGCAGAACTTGCGGGGTCGACTGCCCGAGGTCATGAAACTGTTGCCGCAGTTCGCGCAGGATCGCTCGACCTTCGGCTTGGCGGGAGCACCACGACCCCCGTGGGGGTTGGCGCGCTGATGAGCCTGGTAGCAGACCCGCGAACAGAACTTGGCTCGGCCAGCCCGAACCCAGGCCTCGGGGGCTTCGAATCCAGCGCTGCACATCTGGCAAGTCCGTTGCACCGCACCAGAGTAACTGCCACGTACGACATTCCAGCCGTGCTGAAAGTGCACAACCTCGAGGTCGAAGGCGACCACTCCTACATCGCCGAGGGGTTCGCGGTTCACAACTGCGCCGCCTGCTGGTCCCGGCACGGCCGCACCTACCCCACCTCGGAGCCCGGCCCCGACGACCACCCGCGCGGCCGCTGCACCCGGCTCCCCAAGCTCGCGTCCTGGAAGGAGCTCGGGATCACCGCGCCCGAGCCGCCCTCGCTCCTGCCC